AGTTAGATGAAATCTTGGAACCATTTTCTAATTCTAGACTACCTTTGTTCCAGGATATAATACCCTGTTGCATCCACTTTGGCAGATTCTCATAAGCAAGTTGTAATCTTCCAAGTAGGTCTCTAGCAGTGGATGCTTTGTTTGCTAAAATAGCTATGTTGACATTATCGTTAAATACGGCATAATGTAACAAATATGAAACACAAGTCGTAGATTTACCCGTCTGACGGGGCATCTTACAAATATTAAATCTGTTCTCGTGGAAGTTTCTTACAAGTCTCTCTTGAAATGGATACATCTCAAAAGGAACAAGACCGTGATCCAGAGAAACAATCTTAATATAGTTCTTTGCAAAATATACAGGATCTTCTTTACACTTTAAGAACTCAATAATTTGTTCTTCTGTAAATTCAATCTGTGTATTTGCTTTTTTTAAATTTGGATTACCAAGATAGACTTCACTCATAATAATTACCTACTAATTTCTTCCCAGTCCATAGAAGCGTGAATATCTGCACCATTAGCATCAGAGGCACATACAATAGAAAGTTCATATGGTGTTCCACTTAACGCATCCCTTTCTAACTGGAACTTAAATAATGCTTCTTTAAGAATATCTACTGGCGTTGAACCTTGATTGGAACCGTACAGATATCCAGATGCTAATATTCTTCCACCACTATAAGTTCCTCCATCAATCTTATATTCAACAGCACTATCACCACCGGCATCAACCCAAGTTCCACCGACAGATGTTCCTGTTGCTCTTACTTGCCAATTATAAGTGGCATTGTTTGTAATACCAAGAATTGAAAGTGCAGTTAGAATTACAATTGCATCTAATCTATTCGGTGTTGCTTTGAGGCGAATTGATATAACTGTATAATAAGTTCCTGCTGTTGTTAAATCGACTGGTGTTTGAACTGGTGTTCCTACTGCTTGTTGCAATCCACGAAGTTCATAACCACCTTCTGAAATTACAGTAGAACAAACTTGTTTGAGTGTGCTAGCACTAGTTGTAATTCCGGTATTTGCAATCTCATATCTCAAAGGTAATGATGCTGTTGTAATATAAGTTGTATTGATAATATTTGCGTGATGGAATGAATGGCAATGAATAAACTGCCCATTAACTACAAATCCTAGTCTTACAGTTCCAAGTCCTAACCATTCAATATCCATCCACATAATCTGTGCTTTGCTAATATCTAATGTGACACCAGATGGATTTAAATGTCCAGCACCAAGCATTGTATCAATGTTCCAGTTTGCTTGTGCTACTCTTGTTTCTGTTGTAATTCCTGGAACATATGTTCTTTCTACAAAATATAAATTACTTCCATCAAGTTCCAAATACATCCCATTATCTGCACCAAAGTATCCTACTCTTTGGCGAAGATTTGTTTTTGATGGGTTGAATACAAATGTATTTAATATTTGTAATGATTTTCCTGGTTGATATGAAAATACTTTTGTCGTTTCTCTGATGACTGATGCAGTGCTTCCAACACCAACAGTAATATTGATCAGACCTTGTGCCGTTACAAATCCAACTGTGGAACCAGTACCAACAACTAAACTACTCCAAAGATTATTATCCCTATATCTATGAGATGAATCGAAAAGAGTAAGTGGGGTAGACATTCTTTGCCTACCAAATGCGTCAGTTGATGTTGAAGGTAAAGTAACTGATACTGTTGATGATGTGGAAATTCCCATTGTCCCAGTAACTGGAAATGGGTTGTCAAGTGTAACAACTTCGCCATTTTTATTGGCGATCATATTCACTTCAAAAAGAGTTCTCTCTTGATTTAAAAAATCTTGAGTATTTTTATTAAATTGTGCCATTAATCACTCACTCCAAGACAATCTTTCTGGTTGATATCTTTGTGCGTTTTTAATTCTTGAAGTATTTAACTGAGCAGGATAGATGTTATGAACGATTGCTCCGGGATATTCTCCTTGAATTTGTTCTGCAAGTTCGTTCTTAGAAAGCATTTTACCTTCTACTTCTAAACGATACATTTTTCCTTCCCAGACAACATCAGCAAAAAAAGACTCACTTGCTTGTTCTGGTTGAGAAGAACCCACATTTAGAGTTCCATTAAAGTCACCATTGATGGTGATGCTTTCCGAAATAAACTGTTGAAAAGATTTCATTTTAGTTACAGTTCCAACGACGTAATGCTTTGTTGATTCTTGAATCTGGATCTCTTGCAGTTTTTGCCGAAGTCAGTTTAGACTTCATACCTTTCATACGGCGGCAGAAGTTAGCACGACGCTTTGCTCTTTTGCCTTTTGGATTTTTTTCAGTTACTGCAGTTTGAAGTTTTGAACCTGGATTTTCACGACGATAAGCATCTACTGCTGCTTGACTCAATCCATCAGTTTTATCTTGACGATTAACTTTCTGCCAGTCTTCTCCGAGGTCATTTCTCCAATCGGAAAATTGTTCTTTTTTTATGCAGTTTGGATATCTTTTTCCAAACATTGTCTTCATACCTTTCTTTTCATATCCTTTCCAGCACTTTTCATCAAGTTGCTCACCTTCCAGTTCATAAGAATTCATTTGAAGACCTGCTTGTTTTAATTTTTCTTCTCTATTTTTTTTAATTTGTTGTGCAGCATTATATGCTTGTTTGGCAAGATAAGCACCACCTGCAGCAATTCCCAAAGCAGCACCAGCAGCTATTGGATTTTCGTCAAGTTGTTTTAATTCTTCTCGCCAGTTGGAAAAAGTTTCTTCTCTGACAGAAAGTTTACTTCCTAATCCTTTAGAAGGCTGTAATGGTTCTGGTTTAACTACGTCAATAAACTCAACATAATCATTGCCAGTAGAATCTTGAATGATAACAGACTCATCTACTTTACCTTGACCACTATCTATATAATCTGCTGCGGTATCAATATAATCTGCTGCTTTAGTAATCTTTGACTGGACCCAAGCTTCAAGACCTCCTTCTCCTTTACCAACTTTTTTCTTAAGTCTCTTTGCTGCCGAGATAATAGTAGAAAGTTCGGAACGCGCCATTGAATACTCGTGATCCCTTTCTTCATTTGCAGGATGAGGTCTGTTTGGATCATACTTCATTTGATTTGAAGTCAATGCGGGAGGTGTTGAAAACATTTCCCAAAACTTTGGTCCATATTTACACTCATCTCTAGTTTCATCTTTTTGGCACTTAGGGCAATATCTAATCATCTCTACCGCTTCTGATTTTGTTCCCCAATTTGCAGCACCAACTTTACGACATTTGACAAGTGCTCCAGATGCATATGCACTTGGCCAAACGTCATATCTTGACTTAACTTTATGGTAGCAAGCATCTTTTTTACCGCTACCTTTACCTGGTTTGTCTTTTACTTCTTGGAGATCCATTTCTTCAGTTCTTACGTTTGTTGGTTTAGCACCACCAGTTTTTTCTGGTTGATTTGGGTCTTGTCTATTTTTTCTACGTCTTGCTTTCTCTTCTTCTTCAGGTGAAAGATTTGCTGCCATTTTAGAACTTCCACATTTTGGTGTTGAAGTTTGCCCTGGTTGACGAGCACAAGGTTTTCCCGCCCACTTTCCGCCAAGTTGAACCCAACCTGATTTTCCATCAGAAGACTTTGATTTATTAAACCAATCGTGAAGACCTTCATCTCCCGATTTAGTTTCTTCTTTTACATCTTTAAATTTTTTATGATGCTTTTTAGCATCTGCCTCCATCTTTTTCAGACGAGTATAATAATCTGGAATTTCATCGAGATGTTGAAGAGCAATATCAGTTGCTAAATCCTTATCTCTTGTATGTTCGTGCTCAATAGGAATTCCCATCTTCAGTTGTTTCTTAATAAAAGAAACTTCAAGACGATGTTTTTTTGCAATCTGCTCAACTGTTTTGTGGGACTTTACTTCGTGCATTTCATTGAATGGAGATCTGGACTTTGTTTTTTCACCTCTTTGTCTTTTTTTGCGAGCAGCACAATGAGCTTTTTGTGAAAATCCTTGAGGACTATCACAGTCTATTGACCTTTTATATTTGCCCGACCAACTCATTAAAATATTAATTTACTCTTTATTATTTAGAAAACCTTGTTTGAGAAGTTTGGAAAGTTCTGATGTTGAACCGACAAATACTGCATTGTTGGTAACATTATTTGTTGTTTTTACAGTATCTTCCTCAACATCTTTGAGTTTCTTTTGTAAATCAATTAATTTGTCAGTTACGTCTCCGACACTTTTAATTAACTGACCAGCAACTTCATACGCTCTTGGGGAATCTGATTCTCCGGCAAGTTCCATTATCCCATTTATGGCTTCTTGACCTTTTTCTATAAGAGAATATAAGTTTGCCCGAGTATACTCATAATCTTTTTTTATATCATTTTGACTTGAAGATTCTACTTTTATCGGTGTAATTTCTTTTTCTACATTAACGATTTCACTCTTAATATTAAGAGTTTCATCTAACTTCTCATAATTATTTTTCATAATAAATTATAAATCTAATTTACGAGTTGGACTAAACTCCTTAGAATCTCCTAAGAACTCCCAGTTTTCATCAAATCCAAAATTATCATCTGGATTTGCATCATAAGGATCTGGAGTTACAGTATATCTTACTTCTCTCTTTGCAGTTGCCGTATCCGTATTTGTATAAAGATCAACTTGAACCTTACGAATAAGACCATCTGTGCTTTCCGCAACAGGACCAAATAAGTAAGTTTTTGCTGTAAAACTTAGTGTGTATATAAGTGCTCTTCTAGTTGAAAAATCTCCCTCATAGTCATCTTGAAAAGATATACTATCCAAAACCATCGGAATATCTCTCTTTTCGCCAATAGAATCTACAAGATCGATTGTTAGGTTGAACGCTGGTTGAAAATATGGTAAAATCTGTTCGATTATCTGTAAAGCATCATCATTTAACTTAGTTAGAATATTCAGTTCAAATCCAATATTATATGGAACTGGCATAAAAACTTTTTTAATATTTCCACCATTATCACAAGCTTTAAAAGTCTGAACTACACTAGATTTCCTGGTTGGATCATATTGAATAGACACCATTTCAAAAGACATTCTTGGTAATGTTATTTGAATTGGTTTATTTAATTCCGGTTGCTGTACTATTCTTGCCAAAAACTTTTGTCTTGGACCATAGGCAATCGGAACCCTTGTATCGCTAAAGTTATTGCCATTACTTTCTTGATGGCGAATATGGATCTGATTAAAAAGAGTACCAAAAGATATGATAGTCTTTCTTATAATTTCGTGATAATAATAAGTTCCCAACATTAGTAGTTACCAAAAGGATTTGACTCTGAAAAATCTATGATAAGATCTGCTGCTTCTTCAATTTCATCATTTTGACTATATTTATCATAAGTTTCATCTTGATCAAAAGATTTGACTGAGTATAGAGCTCCAGATTCTGTTCCGATGATTGTTTCTCCTGGGAAAAATCCTAGTTGTGTTGCTCCTATACCGACATTAGATATTCTGAGAATCTTAGTATCTGAATCCCAACTCTTAACTCTTGCTCTAGTTTGAGATCTTGAACCTCTTACAATCTCGTTGAATAGATACGTTCCAATACCTGTAAGTACTTCTGGATTTGCAATAGTGACTATTGGTGAAGTTGTATATCCAAATCCAGGATTAGAAACATATATTGATCTTACTACAACGTCGGAACCAACTGTACCAATAGATGCGATACCAACCGCAGTTTGACCAACACCACTAAGTGCAAGTTGACCTGGAGAAGAAATGGACACGATAGGAGCGGTGCCATACCCAACTCCGCCATCGGTAATGGTAAATCTAATGACACCGTTATAAGTGGTTTCAATTGAACACGTTGCTGCAGCCCCAGTCCCACCACCTCCAGAAATGGTTATGGTTGGTGGGACTGTATATCCTGCACCGGCGTTTGTTAGGTAAATTCTACCCACAGAGCGAACACCAGCTTTAACGGTTGTTATTGCAACCGCAGTAGCATTATCACCATCAAACCCTGTTGGCGAACTACTTATAGCAACAACTGGAGAAGATGTATATCCACTACCATCATTATTTAAGAAAATTTCCCTTATATATCCAGAACCTGTAGATCCTAAAATAGAGGCAGTTGCTGTTGCAGTTCTACCAATACCAATCAAACGTAAAGTTGTAGTGTATCCCTCTTCTTGAACTTGTGTATCTATTTCTTCAATAGAAGTATCAATGATTTCATCCTCATATTCAAAGAGCTCACACTTTAACTCATAAACATAATTTTTTCCTAGTTGATAAAATGGTTGCTCGTGTTCTACAAACTTAACTTCAAAAATTCTTTGACCAAGGGGAAAATAAATCAAATCACCTTCTCTAGGTCTTGATGATAGAACAATCTCCCCCTCTCCAGAACCATCATCCAATGCTCCTAAAAACGGAGAAATAAAATCTTCAAACCTTTCTTTAGATATTGTGATTAATAACTCATCCCTTAAACTCATTCCAAACTTAGTTAAAATATCTCCAGCACCGGAGTACCCATCATAAGTATTAACATATGCCTCAATGGCAAAGTTATCATCAAATCTAGAAGATTGAACTTCTTGTATGATTGTTTTTTTATTAACAAATTTTCTTGGGATATAAGTAACTTCAACACCATACATTCTAAGGTGTTCATTTATTAAATCCTGAACCAACCTCTGTTCGGATGATGTTCCTTGTAAGAAAAAGGGATTAAGTGCCATTATCCAATAAAGTCGTATGGTGGAAGTTCGTAATCCATAGACATTCTCTTCATAATCTCATCTATTTCTCTCTCAGCATCTTCATATATTTCCCTACCATTAAGTTCAATACCACCAGGAAGTTTAACTCCTCTAAATTTAATCAGATTTTGTCCCCATTGCCTTTTAATCAATGCGGTTAAATATCTTTTTACGAAACTGTCGTTATAGACTTTTGTAAATGTAGATGGATCTAAAATTCTATAACAATCTAAAACAAGGAAATTATCTGCAGATTGTGCTCCCCACTCAATATCCAAATATAAACGATTTTGTCTTTTATTAAATCTTACTTGTTTATCTGTTGTAAGTAGAAAATCAATATCAGATAGATATGATTTGACCATTGAATACTGTAAAAGTTCAACAGAGTTAAAATAATAAAGATCATTTAAAAACAGTTGATACTTAATACTAAACATTCCGCCAGAAATAGAACTGGTATCAAACTTAAACACATTTTCAATACCAATTACAGAATCTGGAACTTGAATATAATTTGAAGTTTCATACCAATTAAATGATGTTGAACCATATCCGGTGATTGTAGATGATCCAGTTGTTGTAACAATTCCTACACCATTAGTTCCTTTAGCAGAACCCCTATCAATATCTTTTTGATCTATTTTGTATTTTAAGTACATTCTCTCAACGCCATCAAAATGGCGCTCATTGAAGTACTGTAGGGCATCGTCGACTAAATCATCTATTTGATCATCATCGACGTTAATCTCCAGCACAGGCGCTCCTAAACGCCTTAGACAGTAATCGACGAGTTCTTGTCTACTTGCTGGTTTAGCCATTTGTTTTTACTCTTCGGACTTTTTAGATTTTTTCAATAATTCTTCATACTTAGTTTTAAGGTCTACATTTTCTGCCAAAAGTTGATTTTTTTCTTCGGCAAAATCATCAGATAAAGTTTGTAGTTTTGCTTCTAGCAAAACATTTTGATTAGTTAGTGCCGCTAGTTTTTGATTATATAAACGCACTAAAACATTAATATCAACTTCACTATCTCTTGACATAAATTAGAAGGTTCCCCCGTCGAGTGTTGACGTCCAATGTGGCTTATTAGTATATATGGATGTAACTGCAGAAGGTATTACTGCAAGATCTTGAATAGAACCATTATTACCTTCTTTTCTAATATTGTAAGTATTGACAAATGTCCCCTCAACACCAATAAGACTTAAAGAAGTGATGGTTCCACCAGTTTCAACAATACCATATGCACCACTAGTATCTTGTTTGATGATATCACCTGCGGTTACAGTAACTGCAGATGGTAATGATAATGTAACTTTTGTAATCGCAGTTAATATCTGCTTCGAAGTAATTACGGGAGATGCTGGATTGTTAGTTGAAGTTTGTAGACCATCAGCATCAAAATAGACAACACCGTGAGTGTTAAAGTCTCCTGTTTGATAATAGATACCCTTAATATCAAGATATCCTCTAGTTCCAGTTACTACACTGTTAGTAATGGTAGCATCTGGAACATAGGTCCACGATCTTGCAGTGGCTGCACTTCCAACATTAGTTCCATCAATATATCCAAAGAATCCAATCTTAGTATTCGCAGTTCCACTACTCGTGTTATAGTTAAATCCAATACCACGATCACTGTTTGTATCGTAAGCGTGTGTAATTGTTAACTGAGTTGTAGTCGTAATACCAGATATTACTGCCTGCGCTAAAGTAATGATCTTAGTATTCGAATCTACTGCAGTAACAGTTCCGACACCAGAAAGTGATAGTGCGGAACTTCCACTTACCACATCAGCGGTATTGATTCCAATAACAGAGTCTAGTCTTATAGTGGAAACACCACTATTTACTGGACTCATTACAGTTCTCTTACTAGTTACATCACCGAGAACAATAATAGGATCGTTGAGGTCGACAGTTGTTGAGTTTACTGAAGTTGTAGTTCCATCAACTTGCAGATTACCTTTAATAATAACCGTACCATCATTGCTCAGACCATCAGGATATGGATCAATATAAAGTTCTGTAGTTCCAGAAAGAGTTGATATTACATTATTTTCTATCTTGATGTCGTCAAAAGTAGAAATACCGCTGATAGAAATATTTCCACCAACATTCAGATTCTTTTCAATACCAACACCACCTTCGACTACAAGAGCACCAGTATCTTTATTATTAGATTCAGTTGTATCTCCGATGTTTATTGCAACACCACTTGCAAATGCCCAGTCAGCACCTTCAATTTCAAATCTATTATCTGTTGCCTCATCGTATCTAAGTTTTACATCTTTATCATTACCAAAACTTAGATAAGTGTCATCGACAATATTAACTTCACCAGTTCCATTTGGATCTAAAATAATATCACCATCAGTGTTGGTTGATGATACCGTATTTAAATCTAAACGAAGATTGTCAACATTCCATTGATCAACCTTTCTATTATTATCAAGAATGGCGACAATACCACCATCACTATTTCTTGTATTTGCGACACCATTAACAGCACCTGGTTGGTGCTCCATCATAGAAGTATAGTAATATCCACCAACTGGATTTACATTACTTCCATCATCACCAACAAAAATTCTATCTTTATACTGGTTAAGACCTCCGTAACTGCCAATGCCTGTTACATAGGCTAGTTCACCCCAATTTAGACTAGAAGGTTTATTAGTACCTGAGGACCTTTTGATCCTGATAATACTTGCCATTTAGAAACTTCCCCCGTTGATGTCTAAATTCTGTGTTGCCCCTGGTGTAAGGGTTAATGTAGCGTCCCATTTTTTAGTGGCACCATTATAAACTAGAACCATTCCATCAAGTAAGTTTGTTGCATTAACATCACTAAGTTCGGATAAAGACAGACCTTGAGCACCAGCAAGTGATGATATTACTTTAACTGCGTTTTGTTGCCCTACTCTGACCTTAATTTCTGCCATTTATAAACAGTTCAGGATCTAAAATATATTTATACTTCATTAAATCCAAAAGAAGAAATAACCTCCTGTTGCCTTAAATACAGTTTGCAGTATAGTTTTGCAAACTTTTTAAGATCTTCAATGTCCATTTCATCAATAACTCTTGAATGTTTTTCATATTCAAAGAGTTTATCAATTGTTTCAAGATTAATTTCTGGTTCCATTAATCAACTCCTTCAGTAAAGATTTAATTTCATCAATGTCTTTTTTGATTTCATCAATTTCATCACGTTCTTTCTTTTTTTGATCTTTTAATCTCATATATTGAGAATAACCTGCAGAATCATAATTTATGATTGCTCCAGTGTTTTCATCTCTAAAGAGATTTTTATGTCCTTCTACGGGTATCATATTATGCTAACGCGATTGCTCTGAAATCTCTCAGTTTAATTGTTGATGATTCATTTGTTGAAGACATTACAATTTTAATAATAAACCCATTGAATGGATCTAAGTTGTTCGCTGTGAACTGATATTCTGAAAATAGGTTGTCAATATTTGGAGAAACAAATGCATCAGGTCTTCCATTATTTTTAGTTGGATCTATTACTAAATCCCCATATCCATCCCCATTGGTATCTCTAAGATTATCATAACCTGGGAAAGCAACATAAGATTGTTGAATCTCACTCGAATCTGCTCTAATCAAACGGTAAAATACTCTAAAGTCTGCTTCTGGAGGTCTATTAGCACCTACAAGAACTTGTAAAGAAGTTGCTGGATTTTTTAAATCAATTCTCTTAGAAATAAATACCGATCCGTGAGGATCACCACTGATTCTATTTGATCTGTCATCGAAAGCATAATCATTTATTGGATTATTAACCCTATTTCTACCAAGAATAAAGATAGCATTTTGAATATCCATAACAGGTGAAAGATTTTTATCTTCAGATGTAAACTCCACAGCAAGAGTTAGAGATTTATTCTTAGGTAAAGTTGTTAATCTATTAGTTTCATTAATCTTAGATGCAACCATTCTTGGAGATGATAAGAAAGAAGTTTCATTGAGTGAGATTGGTTGATATCCTTGATCTATAAAGGACACCTCGGATCCACCTGCACTAGTTCCACTAACCGTTCTGATTTGACTAGAAACTGAAGTTCCTTTTCCTGGAGTAATAACATTAAATTGTGGTTCTATCGTGCTAAATTGGATATTTTGCGAAACTTTGCAATCATCACCACCAACACTTCTCTCATCAGTAAAACTTAATTGACTTACACTAGAAGATCTACCTGTTCTATCAAACTCAAGATAGTAATGATCTAAATCTGCAGAATTTCTAAGTGATTGATTCGATGGAATATCAAGAGTGGTATTGATTCTCATTAAAGAAACACCATTACACTGATATGGTTGTATAAATGCTCCGATTGGATGTGGGAGAGCAGGTGTGCTATTAAGACCTCTACCACTTATTGTAAGAGTTCCCGTTCCAATACTACTGTATGAAACAACCTCACCTCTTATTAGAGCATATCCACTAGCAGTAGATATACCTTCAAAGGTTGCAAATGGAGATGTATTTGCGACAGAAACTGTTGTACTACTAATACCAAGATCTGAAGTTGTAGCAACTAGTTGAGTGTCTGGTTCAATATCTTTAATTTGAATCTTGTTGTTTGCTCCGTGGTGTGCGTGGTTATACTGTGTTATTTGGAGAACATTTCCAGCATATTTGTCTTCTATAACAGAAGATGATCCATTTATTGTTGCTGATGATGATGTTCTTGAACCATTACTATAGTAAATTAAAGTTTGACCACTATTAAACTGCTCACCTTGTACATTAGTTAGATATAAATGTGTTCTATAGTTTCCAAGAGCACTAACCCCAATCTTAGCACCGGAACCTTTAGTCAATGATCCAGTATTGGTTGTGATTCCTAATGTTTCACCAAGAACATATCCAGTTCCGATACCATTAACACTAACAGCACTAACAACTCCACCAGTTATAGTTACATCTGCTGTTGCATTTGCACCACTCCCACTAAGTGAATATAAGGAAACTCCAGTATAAGATCCATCTGGTCCGTAGTTACTACCAACACCAACTATAGTTAGAGATGAAATAGGACCACCAACTTTTTCAATAATACCAGTAGTGCTTGTTGCTGAAGTTGATCCTTCACCAATTTTTACTCCAGGAACTAATGTCGAAACGATAGAATATGTGTTACCAACAGGAACTTTAAGTTTTCTTGGTAAAGTTTTGATAGGATTAGATGAAAGTTTCGATGCATTGATATTACCAGGTTCAATAGGAGTATTATAGAAAGTTAATTTTCCATTAGAAACAAACTCTGCTTTATACAACTTGAAGGTAAGATCTTGATATTGGCTTGGAGTCCAAATAGTTCCATTCTGAGATTTAAATAGACTTCCACCAATATATTGCTTAGAGACAATAACATTTTGAACGTCTGGTAAATCTTTTGTTCTAACCGTTTTTTGTCCCATAGTAGCAACCCACATCTCATAGAGATCAGATGCTGGAGATAAGAATACTAAAGCATACTCTCTACCAGATTCCAGGTAAACCGGAGATGGGAAACGAATTCGAGTTGGAACAGAAGCATCGGTAGACGTCTTAATATCACTTGGATTTAAAGAAACTTGAGTGTAATCTTGAACCAAGAAGTTTGTTGGAGTTCCAAGTTCAACATATCTCAACTCAACAAATAATTTTGCTGAAGGATCTTTTGTTGCGAAATAGACATCAAAAGATGTTAGGAAAGCACCAGTTTCATCAACAGTGAAAGTTTGTGCAAGAGGGTCTCTATGAGTTGCCTTTACTGCAACATTAACTTCACTTGGTCTAGTTGCTGGTGGTGGTGGATTTCTTACCGAAACAGTTGTTGTATTTTGAGTTAAAATAGTACCAGAACCGCTATAAGTCCCCTGTGCCTCACTAGCAAAAACTGTGCTTCCGGGTAATGGAGTTACGCCTGGTGGTGTTGCTGTTATTTTAAATGTTTTGGTTCCAGATCTAACTAGTGTTGGTGGTGGTGGATTTGTATTTGGATCTCTAAAGAAGAAGTTTCCAATAACATCACCCCAGTTATCGGATATTAACTCCGATCTAGTTACCGATGCAACAGCTCCGCTGGTTTCCCCAACAACAGTTGCCCCTACAACAATATATCCAAAATAATCGTGAGCCTCAGTTGCTAACACTCTTACACCAACATTCAAAAGTCTTGATGTTGGGGAATAAGAATCTCCAGGAGCTGGACGAGTTCTATCATAAGGATCCACATTATATTCTTCAACTAGAACTGCTGGAGAGCCTAAACCTGTACCAATATCTGGACGAGTCGTGTCTCCAAATTTATGATTTGGTTTTTGGACTCGAATTCTTGCTATTTGCTTTCCACCATAATACACTTTTGCATTTTCATAAACTTGGAAAGTTCCAGAGTTCATTTGAATTTCAACCAACTTTGGAGTTATATCTGGTTGCTGTGCATCTAGATAATGGTAATGTGTGGTAAATGGTTTTAGACCATTTGCTGCAAAGTAAACATTTCTAGAACGCATATATGGATCAGCGTCTCCAGAGATTTTAACACTCTCAACGTATTTAAATTCTCTTGATGGACCTTCTAAAGAATTTGTAAACGTAGTTGTAGTAGTGGTAGTCGCTATTTCCTTTTTACCTTCTCTTCTAACGTCAGTTTGAACATTAGTATTTGCTTTTTCTGCCCACGTAGCTCCAGTTGACTCTGTTCTAGCATCATCAATGTAAATCGTTCTTACCCAGTTGTCCGAAGCTGGATCTAAAACTACACCACCAACAAAAACAATAACATTAAATGGATTAACGTTTTCTACTTGAGTTGCTTGTGGTTGCTCGATCCATCCCTTTTCAGTATATTTTAAAGTTAAAAGATCTCCAGTTTTTTGGATATTGGGATCAAGAAGTTTTAAGTTAGATGATAAATCTGCAACTGCAGGATCTATAGCAGGATCTAGTGCCAACTCAGATGCCATTGACCAAAAATCAACCGCACTGATTAACTCTCTATTTACAATGTTGACATCACATTTGGTATCAGCATCTTTCAAATCTATGAAATCTTTATTTTGAAAGTTATCAACTATAAATCCTGTTTTAAATCTATTCAAACCTTGTGCATCAGTTACCTGTAAAGATTTTGTATCTAACTCTAGAGCTGTGAGTGTAGTTGTTGTCTCAAGATTTTTGATTCTTGTTTCAAGACTTGCAATGTCTCTCATCGTAAATCTTCTATTGTCAAACAATCTTATCTTTGGTTCATTTACTGGATCATAAAGATATGGTGGTAACTGTATTTCCGCAATTTCCATTACATCATCAACATTCACAGGTGGTTTTGGATTATCTGATGATGTCCCCTTAATAACACTAACTTGACCTAACTTATTAATGACAACCTTATCAGTTCTTGGGAGGTAATACTTATATCCCATTAGTGAACTTTCATCTGGAGAAATCACATAACGGTAAGTAGAATCATATTCTCTACTGCTAAAAGCAAATGGTGAAGATGTTGTTGAAGTGAAATCTGCAACTCTTGGGCGAAAATCAATTACATCAGTTGCTCTGAGATTATTTTTTAATACAGGAATATCATTAGTATATCTGTCGCTAGTGTAAGAATTTGCAGTAAAGATATCTCCTGTTGTATTACCAGCAGAAACGCGATAATGATCGTAAATAATCATTAACTGCTTTGATGGTATTGGACCTCCTTGAGTGCGAACAATTCTGGAATAATCGCAGTATTGCTCCCTATGTCCTTTATCTAGGGTGTAGTTGTTTGTTCGATTTATATAACTTCCACGTGTAATCGTTAAAATATTTGCCTGAATATTTGAGTCTTTAAATGTTACTTTTTCACCAACTTCAAATTGATTTGAGTTTAAATAAACAAACTCAATTTCTGTGGCAGAACTTCTAGTCACAAGTTGAGCAATTGCTCTACTATTTTCTCCAACTATTTTTTCACCTAAGAATGTATTCACATCTAATCCTAGACCAGAAACAAAGGTTAACTTATCTAAGACTGGTGCAGAAGTATTTGTTGATTCGTAAACTGATATGACTTTAACAACATCGGGAACATTTAAAGATATTTCTCTATCTTCAATTCTTGTTCCATAATATTTGCTAGTAGATAGACCACTTGCAGATGTTGATATTCCACTAGTTCTAGTCACAGATAACTTAGTGCTTCTAATATAGTCTTTTGATTTGTTGCTTACGTTTGTTTTTCTAAGAGTAACTATTGCAGTTGCATTTGATGATGAACCATTGTTTCTCAATCCAGTAAAGGAGACTGAACTTCCATTAGATCCAACTGTAACCTGATCAGATCTTAAAGGTTCTGTAGTTCCATCACTATAGTGAATTGAATATCTTTCAGCATCAAATGATTCAAAGAAGACACTAGTGATTCCAGCACTTGCATCTAATGCTTGTGAAGATGTAATAGTTAAAGATCCACTAGAGATAGATAAACCAGTTACTTGTCTGGTGATTGTCAAACTTGAATTTGATAGATTTACTGAAGATATATTTTTCTTAGGTAACTCGGAATACAAATATGATTTATCTAGATTAACAATCTTTGGAACTGCTATAGAAAAAGATGATGTTGTTGTCAATCCAGGTAAGGATCCTTCTGCAACTGAGGTTATAATACCCGTATTATTAAGAGCAGTTAATGTGATAGAAGTTCCATCTGCAGAGATACTATCTACTCTATTAAGCGTAGGAACTCTAAGATGTCCTTTCTGATATTTGATAAGTGAATCTGTGGTGATTCCAGTCGTACCAGAGAAAAATCTTCCAGGACAAGATGCAGTTCCGGAAGGTGTAATTGTTAGTTGATCTGTGATGAAAAAGTTAGGAAGAAATCTATCATAAAGAACAGCATCTGCAACAAAATCAGTTTGAATAGATGAATTCAAAGTTGTACAATCTTGATAGACCGATTTTATATCATCAGTTGTGAAAGATACTAAAGAAACAATTGCAGCAGAAGTAGAAGTATCTTCATTAAAGATAACTTGTTCTCCCTGAATAAATGTTCCAGAAGTTTGTGTCAAACTAAAAGTTGATGTGCTTGGTTTTGCTGCCAAATAACCAGTAGCACCACTACTCAATCCTCTGACAAATGACGTTAATGGAACTTCAGTTGTACCTATAGACCTTGAAAGAACCAAATTAGTATATGTTTGAACATCAAATAGATATAAATCCCATTCTGTTCCTGCGTTAGAGTATGGGGCATCAGATACTCCATACCAATATACTCTCGCCTCTCCTATTTGATATCCAGTTCCTGTAGTAACAGTTGAGGCATCTCTTCTTCTATTATAAAGTTTTATAATATTTGTACCACCACTTACTGGGCTA